TCAGTAACTTACGGCTTTTTTCTTTTCTGGCTCTCCCTCCAAAATATCATTTTCAGCGTCAAGTTTTGTAGTGTCTAAAATGCACTTTGACGTAAGTTTGACGTGATTTGCGTAGCTCAGTAAATGGTCGGCATTAAGATGGGCATAGCGTTTTACCATCTCAAGTGTTTCCCAACCGCCTAGCTCTTTTAAAACCATCAATGGTGTGCCATTTTGAACGTGCCAACTTGCCCAAGTGTGGCGTAAATCGTGAAATCGAAAATCACTGATGTTGCACTTTTTAAGTGCCTGATTAAAATCAGGATAGCTAATTTCTTTGATTTGCTTATCTCGTCCACGGTGGAACACATAACGAGAGAGGCGTTGGGATTGCCGTTTTTCGATTACGGCTAAGGCATCTTTGCCGAGCAATAAGGATCTTGCACGCCCTGATTTGGCAACATCGCTACTGACAATGGCAATATTGCGAGAAAGATCTATTTTATCCCAGGTCAGCGATAAAATTTCAGTCATTCTTGCTCCTGTTGCTAATGCAAAAGTGCAAACGTCTTTCATCCACTCTAATTGCAATGCGTTGATCAAGTTCAGGGCTTGCGTTTGTGTGATCCATCTTACCCTGACTTTTGGCTCTGCATTGCGTGGTACATAAGGGATATGGTCGATCCAGCCTGCTTTTTGTGCAAGCGATAACACTCGCATTATAGAGCTACGGTAGCGGTTTTGTGTGGATAATGATAGTTTTTCTCCCGTACTGATTTTGTGGGTGGGGAGATTATTGACAATATCATCAGTTGTTAAAGAGCTAAGCGTTCGCCCTGCCAGCACAGATCGCCAATATTCCGTATGGCGGATTTTGGCATTGAGATTTTTTTGCCCTTTTGACGACTCAAGAAACCGCACAAGGGCTTCCTCGATGGTTCTTTCAGGCTTTTTATTGAGCTGTTCGACTTGCCAATATTCGTGTTTTAGCTTGTCGTGTAGCTCTTGGGCTAATTGTTTTTTAGTTGTTTGAGCAGAGCGTCTAATTCTCTGGCCGCTCGGTGTGGTAATATCGATCTGCCATACACCGAATTCATTTTTTCTGATCGGCATAATTTCTCCTTATCGCCGACCTGATCGTCTAATCGGCAAACATTGTGCGTTTTTTGCCGTTTTTGATCAAGCGTTGTTTTACTGACTCGCCATACCCGTGATCCTTCCATTTGAAAAAATCCCCAATGAAAGCGATGAGCATAAACTGCTCCATAGCTCATTTTGAGTTTACTGGCGACCTCTGAAATTGTTAGGGTTTCTTCCATATTCCCTCCAATAAAATAGGCTTTTTAGCCTTAGGTTGCATTTCTGGTAATCCCTATCTCATCTTCAAATGCCAGCAATCGCACGGCTTGGAGTTGAGAGGTGTTCTGTTGCAAATGGCATTCATATTCGCTAAGCAAAAAGCTATCTTTCTCTACCTTAATGCCAATATCACGACCTTTGAAAACGATCTCGACATCAATAAAGGTGAATGCGTCCTCAAGGGCGTTTCCTAGTCTGATGTTGTTAATTAAGACGTGATCGACAAAATAGTCAAAGGGCTTAACGTGCAACATTGCGAGGCATTCGTAAAATAGGGATTTGAGGCGAGATTGGCATTCAATCACGTTATCAAGTTGAATATCTACGCCGTAAACGCTCGCTAGTGCTTGATACATATTCAGCACTTTGTAATAAGGGTGCTTTGGACCTACGAGGATTTTGCACAGCTTGCGGTTTAGAATGTCGTATAAAAAATTCCCCGTGCCACAGCTGGGTTCGAGGATTTTCTTTTCAGGCTCAAAGCTCTCTTCGGGTAAAAGTGCGGTCATTTTTTGCACCAGTTTTTGAGGTGTGTACACCTCGCCAAACGCTCTTACCCTCGCTTTGGATTTGGTGAGTTTTTCCATAGGGTTTCCTAATAAAAAAGCCTACAACGTAGGCTTGGGTTGAGTTAATTTTTTGTGATTAAATCTGTGGCTGTTCCGCAATAATGCCCATCGCAGTCAGCCCTCAAATCAAGTTCATACGCACACCACAACAAGCCGATAATCATTAAAATTCTGAACATATTTTCACCTTTTTGCTGAATTTGAGGTAAGCAAAACCGCCACACGGTTCACAGGGAAGTGCGGTCGGTTTTGGTTAAATTTTAGAAATCGAGATAATTTCTTGTTGGGGTGATTTTGGGTATCACTCTTTGCCAGTTGAGTTTGGTGGATTGTTTGAATGGCTCAATCAAGCGTTGCATTGTGGCTTGGCTTTCTTTGTGGTGGCGGTGATATTCGTGAGCGTGGCTGTACACGCTGCTGCTGAAAGTTGATCCAAGTGCATTGAGCGGTTCGTAAAGGTCAGCAAGTAAGGTGTTCATTCGTTCGTGGCTGAACCAAAGCCAAGCGAGTTGTTCGAGTTCGTACTCGGTGAACTCAAAGGTGTATGTTTTCTCTGGTTCGGGTAGGGCGAGTTGTTGCTGTTCTAAACTGTACTTACCTGTTTTTCTAATCTGCGGTAAGACTTCTTCAAATACCCAGTTTTGGAACTCGATCGCTTCGGCTTTATTTGATCTGAAAATGATCCGATATAAATTAGGTTCATTGATGAAAGTTACTTCTTTTTTGCCACTTGGAAAGCTGATATACATTTTATGTACACCAGCTTCATTAAATTTAAAACGGCTTGCATTTGCGTTACTTATGTTAAGGGCAAGGCATACATCAGTTAAGCAAAAGTGCGGTTCATTTTTGAAAAGTTCTATACGAACAGGGGTTGATTTGAAATCGAAAGTTGAGGTTTGATTTGACATAATTTTTTTATCCTTTAGGTATTTTATATTTCCCTACTGTTGAGATAGGGCGATCGGGTGCTTCAACACTGCCTAAAGTCAGCCTTTCGTTTTTCCTTACGGTATTGTATGTACGAAACGCCACCCGATCATAAAATCAGGATAAAAAAATACCGCACTTTAAATGCGGTTCATTCCGCTTTAGGTCAAGGTGTGTTGAGCACCGTTAGCGGAATAGTAAAATAAAAATCCCACCTTGTAAAGTGGGATTTAGGGATTATTTTTTGATGCTTGTGATAAAACTTGAAAAAATGTTGGGTAAAGTCGTTCGATAAGCTGGCGAACTTCTCGCATTTGTTCAAAATTTAAATTTGGCAGTCTTTCAATGATTTCCTTTTGCATATTTTGGCGCGCTGTTTCTTGTGTATCACGCACTTCACCAATTAATTTATTCACAGCTTCTTCTTCGGTGAGTTGGTGAATTTGGGCGTATTGTTTAATCCATTCCTGATTTTCTTTGCTCACTTTCATATTCTATCCCTTTAGATACAAAAAAAGCCGCTAACGTGCGACCAATCCCGACTTTCGTTTGAAAGTGGGGATATCCTAAATTAAAGGGCGGTGGTTGTCAATTAGATTGTAAAAGTTTTCATAACAAGTTGTTTATAAGCCTCAATAACTACTGAAAACTTACTTTGCTTGTCATCATCAATATTAATTCCGAAAGCTGGTGTGTCGTCAATATTCGGAAAAACAAATCTTATGGTATTTTCTGAAAGATAATAGGCTGTAATAACCAATCTAACAGGCTTCTTCGGGTAGGTTATTGCACTTTCTTCGAGCGCTAAAGATAAACCAAAAGTAATGCTTGGATTATGTAATTCATCATATTCTGCTTTAAGTTGATGTGACTCAGTTGGGGCTCCATCGCTATCGGTTACTCTGACGTAAGGTTCTGTTGGGCTTGGGTCGTTAAGTTGTTTTTTATAATATTTTTCTGTTAGCCCTAAATCCATTGCTAAGGCTAAACGTAATTGCCGAATTTGTTCTCTTAATATCGCGCGACGTTCAATCAAAATATGGTTGAATTGTTGGTGCTGTTTGCACAGATCTTGATATGTAATCATTAGTGCTCTCCTATTTTTTATCATTTTAAGGTACAAAAAAAGCCGTTAAAAAACGGCTTGGAAGTGCGGTTATCTTAATCTGAAGTTTGGGCGGTGTCAAATAAAAAGCCTAACTTGCTAGGTTAGGCTTGTGGTAGTTTTGGTAGTGGCTGCCAGTGCGTGACATCAACCGCTTTATCATCAAATGTACCGTAAATATTAACGGGTGAAAACCAATACTCACTACCGACAAGCTTTTTTACAATAATAAGTATTAACACTTTACCATCTATAACACATCTACCAATCACTTTGGTTCCTAGTGGTGGGAGTTGTTTATTTATATCAATCCAACCATTATTAGCATAGGCGTTATCATCATTTTTATACTCTACGTTATAATTTAACAATGCTTTAGCCATTGCTGTTGCACCTTTCTTAGTTTTAAAAACTACCCCTTGTGAAATCATTCGCTCATCTCTTTTACTGTATTTATAAAATGGGTCATCTTGCACACATTCAGGTGCGGTAAACCTTACATACCAGTATTTTCTACCATTTTCCCAAGTATTTAACGTTACTGGTTCAGGAACTTCGATACCGTTCACATAACGTTTCGGATCTTCCCACATTCCCGCAATAGTTAATCCTGCTTCGTCTGTACTCGCATTCAGAGTATCTGAATACCATCTACAAGGGATAATAATATTTTCGTGTGTGTAATATCCGAATAAATCTAATAACCCAATATAAGATTTATCTATATTTTTAGCTTCACTGTTTAAATCCAGTTTAATAAATGCTTTATATCCATTTTTTAATTTAACTGGCTCGCCTGCTAAGGCTTTTTCTAAATCAAATGGTTTCATCTTTATTACTCCTATAATTAATAAAGCATTTCTGAATATAATTTATCTGGTTCATAACCAATATCAAATTTAATTTGATTATTATTTTTTGCGATTTTTAATGCTTCTTTTCTATCTACAAACCGACTTTTATTAGTAAGAAATCCTTGTTCAACTTCTGCAAGTTCTTTATTTTCAAGGATTTCAATAACATCTCTGCCATCAGGTGAATAATGACGAACCATAGGAATAATTAATTCAGTACCTTTTCTACCTAAGTTAATCTCTTTTTGGTTTCGCTCAATAAATTTAATGGCAGCACAAACAATAAGCTCTGGGTGCATTTTATTTCTCCACTTGCTTTCCTGTGAAATGTTCAGTGTGTTTTTTATGAGCTTCTTGTATTTCTTTCTCTGGCTTGTGTGAACTTATCTCAACGCGATACCCAAATACAGAAGCGCAAAAAAATAAGAGAGCAAGCCAGCCTAATAGCCTCGTTAAGTAATCAAAAATAAAGGCAACCACATAATAAGCCCAAGCAAAAATAAGGCCGAAATTATCTTTACCAGCCTTGGCTTGCTTAATATAAGCATTACCTATATCCAAAGAATTAACAGTTAGAAAAACAAGTGATGTAGCAATTAAAAGTAAAGCTAATAAAAACCACCCTGATTCAATTTTAAAAGTCATTGTTTATTCTCCTTGTTATGTTTTTTTGCTTAAAATACGGTCTTTTTTTTACTTTCTTTCTTAATTTAAGAATATCTGCTTTTTGATTTTCGATAATTGTTCGCAAGCCAACAATAGTTTTATCTCGCTCTTCAATTATCTTCTGATATTCTTTACTTAATTCACTAACTTTTTCTGCAACTTTTCTTTCGAGGTAAATAAAATCATCTCTAAGCACTCGTTCAGCTAATCGTTTTATAATCTTCATATGCTTTCCTTTTCTCCACCAAATTCATTGAGCAATCTCTTAGTTAATTCTGAAATGGTTGCAGCCATTAATAAAAAATCCGCGTCAAAGCATTGAGCAATATCTTCTTTGGCAATGTCATCATTTTTCTCTTTGATTTCATCAGCAAATTTAAGGCGTTTGAGTGTGCCATCATCACAAAGTACAAAACTTAAATTCCCTTCCCATTCTAGAGCGATTTTTGTTACCACTTTTCCCGCCTCAAGTAATGAGTAAATTTCGTTGCTATCTAAATATTGTCGCTTAAATTTAGCTATGCCATCTTCTTTTAACCCCGTCAATTCGGCTTCTTCCAGCACGGTTAGCCAATCAGGTGCTTCATTTACCCAGTTTGTCATAACTAGCGATGCGTCATTTGCAAAGGCGAGTGGAATAACTGGCAATGAGCCTAGGGATTTACGTAGTAACGCTAATGCATCTTCGGCTCGTTTAGCGGAAGCCGCGTCCACATAAATCAACTGGTTTTGCGTATCAATCCAAAGTGCGGTGTAGGTGCTACGGGTAAAGGCTTGAGGCAAAAGAGAGGCAACCACATCATCTTTAATAGACAGCCTTTCGACTTTTTTGAGTTTACGCCCTTCTTTTTCTTCTAACGCTTTTACTCGGTTAGTTAGCTCTTTGGTTACGACATAATTTGGCAAGATTTTTTCTTCTCGCTGGGCCACAAGTAGGATTTGCCCATTTGCCTCAAAGCAGAGCTGTTCACTCGTGCTAAGTGGTGCAATCCAGCCAAATTTACTTGCCTCACTACTACCGCAAGGCGTAAATTCACACGCCTCAAGTTGGCTTGAGAGGTTGGAAAAATCCATCGCTTTTGTTAAGCGGTAAATCATTGCATTTTTAAACCAAAACATTTTCTTTTCTCCAATAAAAACCGCTATTTAGCGGTTCGCTGTCATATTCTGAGTTTTTATATAATCCACAACTGGCACACTTACCGCTTGCTGTGGTTCAAATTGCTTACCAGTGGCTAATTGAGCATAGCCGATAATGTCGTCCCAGTGGTCGGGGAAGTTTTCATCACCGTTGCAAATTCGGGTGAGTTTGGCGGCAATCATTGTGGCGGCATAGGCTTTGACTTTGTTGCGTTCAAAAAGCTGGCTTTCGATGATCGGTTTCATCAGGTGATAAAAGGTTTCTGCACCGCTGATAAAATCGCCGTGCGTTTTGGCCCGTTCGTTGAGTAGGTCTGTGTTCATTTTTGCCTCATAAAAAAGCCCTCATTTGAGGGCTATCATCTAAAAATAATCAGGAATCGTCTAATTTAAACAATACTATCTATTTGATTTTAAATGCTAAATATGTTTTTAATTGTCTAAAATCGTTTAGATATTGTTTAAATTGTCTAGACAACTCAGAACGGAATATCATCATCTAGCTCATCACCATTATTCTGCGGTGGTGGCGTGTAGTTGCCACTTTTAGCGTTAGCATAAGCATTGGATTTTGTTGATTGCGTTTGACGCGGTGGTGCGTTTGTTTGTGCACTTTGTCCATCTTGGCGGCTATCTAACATCTGCAAGCTGTCGCCTTGAATTTCGGTGGTGTAACGCTCAACGCCGTGCTGGTCTTGCCATTTTCGGGTTCTGATACGCCCCTCAATATAGACTTTTGAGCCTTTTTTGAGGTATTGCCCTGCAATTTCCGCTAACCGCCGATAAAGTACAATTCTGTGCCATTCGGTGAGTTCTCGCCGTTCGCCTGTTTGCTTATCCGTCCAGCTTTCTGAGGTTGCCACGCTGATTGTTGCAACCTGATCGCCATTTTGCATTGTGCGGATTTCTGGATCGTTGCCTAAATTGCCGACGATGATGGCTTTGTTTATGCCTGCCATTGGTTTTCTCCTTTAAGTGCCTTAAGTGCGGTCAAAAATTCGGGAATATATTTATCAAATGCCTTCATTAATATTTCATCACGTTGCACGGTGTAAAGATAAAAAGGCTGCTTTTGATATTCTGGGCAATAACTGACAAAATCCCACGTCTCATAGCCTGTTACCCATAAAGCGGATTGCACTTGAATAACGTACTCACTCGGCACACCACCTTCGAGCAAATATTTGATATGAGTTTTCATTTTTGGGCATTTGATTTCCAGCCCTTTTCTAAGGGTAGGAATGAGTCCATCAGGGCTAATCATTAGCTCTTTGTCGGCATTAAGATAGACACCGCCAACCTGTACAACATCATTGCCTGTTTCAAACTCATACGCCATTCTTGCCAGTGGCTCAAGCTGATTGCCGCGTTCCATTGCAGCGGTTTTTACATTTTCTTTTCCGCCCTCAATACTTTCGGCAACCAGTTCAGCGAGATAACTCACCCAGCTAGCAGACTTTTGCCCACTGTTAGACACGATATTTTTAATGCCCGTGCCAGTGGGAATGCCTAGCCGTGCGGCTAGCCATTCTTCCGAGCCTTGTTCACAATCAAGTGTGATTAAGCCATCTATCATAGTGGGATTCCTTCATCTGCGTTATTGGCTTGATTTTGTGCATTTTGTTTATCAAGCGTAAGATGCAGTTTTTTCAATACGCCTTCTGCACGTTCTGCCGTTATCAGCTCTAATTCATTCACTCCGGCAGATGCCAATACTTTTTCAAGCGGTGTGCCAGTGAGTTCAATTAACTGACGAATTTCTGCTACTTTTTCAGGCGTGGCGTGAATGATAGTTGTCGCAGTGGTGTCAATGACCGTTGGTTTTGGCGTTACATTTAACGGTTCTTTTTGATTTTCTACAATGCGTTCAGCTTCGTCTTGGTCGTAAATACCTGTAAAGCCAAAAGCTAACCTTGCACATTGAATCATTGCCTTGTGGCGTAACATCCTTTTAGGGTGCGTTCTCCAAGGGCCTTGTATATCACGATAGCATTCACTCATATATTCTGTAATGCTAATCGGTCTTGATCTATCTTTACGATAAATACGACAAGTACACTTTTCTTCGTCTAAATCGAATTCAATACCGTCAAATTGAGGGTTTTCATTTAAAATCCTTGCCCATCCATCAATACCAACAATTGGTGTAATACCGCCCCCTTTATCAGGGAAGGCATAAATTTCTTTTGTCCAAGGATTTAAGCCATATTGATTGGCTACAATTAAAAGTGCGGCCATCTGGCTGTCATTTACATCGCCTTTGAATGCCGTGTTTTTCAGGGTTTGTATTAAACCTGAACTGTCTGCAATTTCAAAGCGTTCAGCGAGTTTTTGGGTTAAAGTTTGAAGTGCTGTTGTCATTTTATTTTCCTTTGTTTGCTATTAAATCTGTTGTTATTCCACAATAATGCCCGTCGCAGTCTGAGCCTAAATCGAGTTCGTACGCACACCACAACAAGCCGATAATCATTAAAATTTTGAACATAATTTCACCTTTTGGCTGAATTTAGGTTGAGCAAAACCGCCACACGTTTTTTAAAGTGCGGTCGGTTTTGGATTAGATGTTAAAACTCGGTTCGTTTTTTATGTTGGGCTTTAACGTGTCGATTGATGATTTCTCTTGCTTGTTGCAGGTCTTTCTCTATATTCGGTGTGAAGACAAATAAGTAGCCCTGTTGAGCTGGCTCTCCCTCTGTGCAGAAATCCCCAATCAGCTTGCTTTTGCCTATGAAATCATTGTGGGCCGTGCCGAGTGCCGCTCGTTGGTAATCGGCGTATTGTGTGCCGTAGCAGTAGATCCGCATTAATAGTTGCAAGAGTTCGTTATCTTGTGGTTCGGGCAGGGCGAGTTGTTGCTGTTCTGAACTGTACTTACCTGTTTTTCTAATCTGCGGTAAGACTTCTTCAAATACCCACGCTTCAAATGGTTCTGCCTCTGGTTTGCGTGATTTGATGATTAGGCGGTATAGGTTTGGTTCGTTGATATAAACCATTTCTTGCTTACCGCCTTTGGTAAGGGTGTCTCTAATAGATACACCCTTTGGGTTGCAATTTTTTTGAACTGCTTGTCTAGGATTTGCATATTCTAAAATTGCACAAACATCATTTGCACAAAACCAAGGTTCTTGATGAATATCGGTGATTACACGAACTTGATTAGATTTGAAACTGTAAGCATTAAATTGAATTTGATTAGACATAATTTTTTTATCCTATTGGTATTTTATATTTCCCTACTGTTGAGATAGGGCGATCGGGTGCTTCAACACTGCCAATAGTCAGCCTTTCGTTTTTCCTTGCGGTATTGTATGTACGAAACGCCACCCGATCATAAAATCAGGATAAAAAAATACCGCACTTTAAATGCGGTTCATTCCGCTTTAGGTCAAGGTGTGTTGAGCACCGTTAGCGGAATAGTAAAATAAAAATCCCACCTTGTAAAGTGGGATTTAGGGATTATTTTTTGATGCTTGTGATAAAACTTGAAAAAATGTTGGGTAAAGTCGTTCGATAAGCTGGCGAACTTCTCGCATTTGTTCAAAATTTAAATTTGGCAGTCTTTCAATGATTTCCTTTTGCATATTTTGGCGTGCTGTTTCTTGTGTATCACGCACTTCACCAATTAATTTATTCACAGCTTCTTCTTCGGTGAGTTGGTGAATTTGGGCGTATTGTTTAATCCATTCCTGATTTTCTTTGCTCACTTTCATATTCTATCCCTTTAGATACAAAAAAAGCCGCTAACGTGCGACCAATCCCGACTTTCGTTTGAAAGTGGGGATATCCTAAATTAAAGGGAGGTGGTTGTCAATTAGATTGTAAAAGTTTTCATAACAAGTTGTTTATAAGCCTCAATAACTACTGAAAACTTACTTTGCTTGTCATCATCAATATTAATTCCGAAAGCTGGTGTGTCGTCAATATTCGGAAAAACAAATCTTATGGTATTTTCTGAAAGATAATAGGCTGTAATAACCAATCTAACAGGCTTCTTCGGGTAGGTTATTGCACTTTCTTCGAGCGCTAAAGATAAACCAAAAGTAATGCTTGGATTATGTAATTCATCATATTCTGCTTTAAGTTGATGTGACTCAGTTGGGGCTCCATCGCTATCGGTTACTCTGACGTAAGGTTCTGTTGGGCTTGGGTCGTTAAGTTGTTTTTTATAATATTTTTCTGTTAGCCCTAAATCCATTGCTAAAGCTAAACGTAATTGCCGAATTTGTTCTCTTAATATCGCGCGACGTTCAATCAAAATATGGTTGAATTATTGGTGCTGTTTGCACAGATCTTGATATGTAATCATTAGTGCTCTCCTATTTTTTATCATTTTAAGGTACAAAAAAAGCCGTTAAAAAACGGCTTGAAAGTGCGGTTATCTTAATCCGAAGTAGGGCGGTTGTAAAGTCTTATTTTTTCACAATCGTTGCCGTAATTCCCAACGCTTTAACTGGAGCGAAATATTCTCTTAATTGTTCAAGCGTTCCTGTAAATGGGATTTCTTGAGCAGGGATTTTAAGAATAAATTGCGTTGTCGCTGGTGGCGTTGCTTGGCTTGGCGTTTGCGGTCCACTATTCGCCGTATTTTCATTGATGTTTTCCTGTTGGCTGTGGGCGTTTTCTTGTAACTTCGCTTCCGCACGGGCTTTTGCCTCTTGCTCCGCTTTGGCTTTGATTTCCGCTTCGCGTTTTTCTTCTTCGGCAATTCGTGCTTGAATGATGGGTTCAAGCTCGTCATCGCCAGTAATCAGATTGAGCCAATCCTTAAAGAGATACTCATAAGAGATAGGGATTAGCTTACGACGCGCAGAAAGTCGAGCAGCTTCGGTTGCAATTTCTGCCCCGATAAGGGTTTCTTCGGCATTTACAGCTTTCGTGAGAGTGGCAAGAGTGCTACGGCGTTTGGTTGCTTCGTCTAAGCGTTTTTTAATCGTGGCTTTTGAGATAACCTGTTCAAGTGCAATGCACACATCGTTTTCAAAGCCTGATTTGACGACGGCAAGTCGTTCAAATGCGTCATTAACAATGCTCGCTTTGATTTCCGCTTCTTTGGTTTTCACCAGCTTTTCACGCTCTAAACGAGCTTGGCGGAAACGTTCTGCTATCGCTTGAGCCTGTTCAATAAGCTGTTTAATTTCGCCATTTTGAGCATTGGCAATGGCTTCTTTAGTGCGTTTTTCTAGCTCGGTTAAATCTTTAATGTCTTGCTTTGCTTGGGCGAAGTCGTCATCCGTTTCAAAATCTGTTGCTAAGCCCGGCAAGATAGTTTTCGGCTTGTTGTTGGAAGGTGGAAATGTTGGTAGAAAGCACTTTGCTTTCGGTGGATAAAATTAAATTGAATTCCATTATTAAATCCTCTGAATGATTTTTTGCTTGGCTAATTTCTCGATGGCTTGTTGTCGGTAGGGGAGGTAATCCGCCCCGCTTCCTACGGCAAGCCAAAATAAATCGTTGTCGCACAGGGTTTGGGTGAACTCGTCAAAGAGCGTTTCATCGCCCTTTCTGATTTGCTCGTCAATGCGTTGGATTTCTGCTTGTAACCGTTCTTCAAAGGCATCTTCAGCGTAATGGGCTTCACACTGACGATCGCGTTTGGTATCCACCGCTCGGGCAAGTTCGCTATCGTTCATTGGTTATCTCCTGTTGCAAAAGTGCGGTGTAATTTTTGAGGTATTTTTCAGCCTCAACGGTTAAATTGGGCGGTAAGTCGCCTTGTTCTTGTTGCCACTCAAGGTTGGCTTGGCGTTCCATTTCGGCGAGTTGTTCTAATGTGAAGCCTTGGTTTGTGTAGTAATCTTCCGCCGTTTGTGCGTAGGCATCGGCAAGGCTTAGAGCAGAGATAACGACAAATAAAATGAGTAGGGCTTGTAGTGTATGTTTGATAAGTGCGTTCATTTTTGTTTCCTTTTTAATTGCTTTGTGATGGTTTGAGCAAATTGCTTTGCCCACTGATAAGCCTCTTCTTTATTTGTAAAACGTTTCCGCTTCCGTGAGATTTGATGTGGATATCCATCAATGATTTGAAATATCCTCACATCACCACGAAAACAGTCGTGCCGTTTATGTTTAATGTCGTGGCGAAATCCTTTAGTTGAGCCATCGTGGTAAGCACTGCTATGTACGCGATAAATTGGCATTGTTCTTCTCCATCTGTTTTAGATGTCTGAGTAAATAACTTACTTCCGGTTTTAGTAAGCGTTGAGTTTCAAAGGTCAGTAGTTTTCGTCCCGTTCGATAAATTAGTTCATGCGTGAAATGTACTGCGAAGAGTTGGCGATTAATGTCGTCTATCTGTAGGGTGGTTGGATTATCAAACACGGCGATATACAGTTTATTGTTGTGATAAAGGCTAACCTCACCATATTGCGTTGCAATCTGACTTGTGGTGATGTTCTCACCTAATTTTGATTTAACGTAATCTGCCACCAATGTTTCATAACCACGCTGTTTCATCTCTGTTTCCTTTTTAATCAAATTACTGAATTTAGGGTGTAGAAAACCGCCACACGCTTCAAAGTGAAGTGCGGTCGGTTTTTGTTGAGTTTTTAGCGTAAGTAATTTACGGTTTTTGTGGGGCTTTGCTCTGTTCTTGGGCTGTTAAAAATCCAGCTTTCGATTTCTTGCTGTATTTTTTTATCTTTAAGCGATTGGGTGTGCTTGGCGATAAAACTTTCTAGGGTTTGTGCAAGTCGATTGCTAGCAGTACCAAGGTTGAAAGCGGTTTTGTAGTTTTTATGGCTTTCTAAATCAGAAAATAGCTCCTCTAAACGCTCCCAAGCGGCAACAGAATGATTGATGTAATTCATTGCTTTAGCTAGCATATAGAAATTTTCCATATCTAACGCAAGGCTATTGGGTGGCAATTCTTGCATTGAGTGCATTGAAGCAATGTAAATCATTACAGCACGATGATCTTTGCGTTTGATTTGCTCATATTTCGCCACCGCAAATTTATTTTTCACTCTTGCCCAGATTTCGCCATAACTCATTTTTGTGCGTTGATGGGTTGCAGCAACGGCGTTTTGAATAAGGCGTTGTTCTTCGGGGGTGATGGTGTCATTTTCTGTTACTGCTAAGTTTTGGTGCTCTTGCCGTTCGACTTCTTGATCGAGAATATCCAGCACCCATTTTCTAAACTCTTTGGCAACTTTGGTGTGAGAAAGCATTCCGATTAGGTGAGCACCACGCAAGCTGAAAATTCGCACTTTTTGCATTCCGCCGTTGGTTTGCATATTAATCAGTGCGGTCATATTTGGGGTAAATTCGTCAGCGTGGCGTTCGTAAATAGATTTTACATTTCTACTATGATCAGAATAGCCTAAAGCTTTTCCTAGCTCGAAAACTGTGAACCAAATTTGATTTTGATAATGAGTAACTAAAATAGGTTTATTTTGAAAAGTTAAAGTTGTCATATAAGACTCCGCTCAAATAAGTTTTATAAAACTCATCACAAGCAACGCCAATTACTGGTGATGAACTAGATAGGATTGGCGTTACAGTTGAGCGGTGCTTACTGCAGTTCTTTTCAGAACTCCTATCTAGCCCATCATTGACAACGTTTGAAAGGGTGGATCAATTTGATCCTACCTTTAAAAGGTCTTAATTTTACTAGATTTTAGTTACAAAAAAAGTCGCTTAGGCGACTCTCCATTTATAACCGCCACTCAATTCAGGAACGCCAATTCCCGACTTTCGTTTGAAAGTGGATATATCCTAGATCAAAGGGCGGTGGTTGTCAATTACTTTATAGTTATCTTTGGCTTAGAGCATTTCTCAGCCCATTTATTTACTTGTTCTATTTTTATCGCAATTTTTTTATTTAAAATTCTTTGCTCTTCTAGCAATAAATCTAATGCTTCTTTTTCTTCAAAATATTTTTCTAATCTCTCTTTTTGTGAAAGAAGGTTTTCCAACCAATCGTCATCAGGTTGGCCTTTATTAAAAAATCGATAATATCTGTTCATGAGCGATCTCCATTGTTAAAACCCATTCTGAAATCCCCTTAGTGCTGTGCTAGAATGTAAATGTCTAATTTATATTCATCAACAAAAGGAGATTTCAGAATGGATAAATCGTTATCAAAATTTTTACTTGATGATTGGGAATGGTACAAAATGGGTATTTTAATTGGTTTTATTTTATTCTGTCTTATTGCTGCTGGGCAAATGCCAAATTTACCGACTACACCGTCTTTATTGGCTTCAATGGGTTTATTTTGGTTAAGTCTCGGGGAGTATGTTAATCACCCACGACAAGAGCGGTTAGTTGAACGAAATGGTAAGACAGTGCTTGAAATTGCTTACCCACGAGTGAATAGCTTAATTGGTTATTTCTTTACACTGTTAGGCATTGTTTTTAGTGGACTGAGTATATATTTTTTCTATCAAATCATCTATTTTTAGATATTAAAATAGCCGTTAAAAACGGCTTACTACTCAGATTACCTTAATCCGAAGTAGGGCGGTTTGTTAACGCTGTTTTTTAACGAGAACAGCAAAACTCGCCTTACTTGTTACCACAACTTATAAGGATTATAATTGTTGCAACCACAACTTATAAATTAGGATTTGTTATGTCTAATCAAAAATCATCTCAATCAAAACCACAGCCAGCTCCTACTAAACCAACACAAACTGTTTATAGAAAACCTGAACCTGTTTTTATTGGTGATAGTGCAGATAAGCCAAGACCTAAAGGAAAGCCAATCTTAGGCTGATATGCCAACAATAAGAGCCGTTGCAACAGGTATACTAAACGATAACATTATTGCTTTGTCAGTGTGGCGGCGATATTCATTATTAAGATGAAGTAATTGAATAATATACTGGTTTGCATTATGTAATTCATATCGCCTTAATATGCCCAGTTTATTTTTATCTTGACTTGATTTAAATGTGTCATTATAGAGATTTTGTGGCATATTTGTTGTCAATGGTCTTTTTTTGCTTAGAATAATGTAATGCAATAACATTACTGCGGAAATAGACCACCCAGCGATACAAATGATACTAGCCAAAATAAAGTATATGTGTAATTTTTCGATATGATTAAGTAGTATTAATGTTACAGCACCGATACCTGCAATGAGATAATTCAGTAATCTATATGCTTTTTCTCGGTTTTGTTCATTGGATTTTTGTATTTCTGCAATGCTTTGTTTGGCTTGGTCTTCGAGGTACTCAAGCATTTCATCATCGGTATCTAAGAAATAATCATCGGGTAGGCTCATTAGTTTCTCCAATATAGGTAGCAAGGCGTATTATTTTAATGTTAATTTTGTTTATAAAAAAGCCCACCTGTTACAGTGGGCAAAGTTAGGAGTATGTATGTCTGCACGGGGTTTAACGCCTTCCGTGTGGGCGTATTAGCTGTTCAACCTTGATTTAGCGACTTCAATCAAGAGCTGATATTCTCTTTTTATCTTTTCATCGTGGACTTCCGCGGATTTTTTCAAAAACTCCTCAACAGAGCCACTAAAACAGCCTCTAGTAGCCCACAATACTCCTTGTTTAGTTTTAAATATGGTTAATGTACCGTACTCCGTACCCACGTTTGAAAACCAGACAATATCAGATCTTTCACACACCACGGCATCACCGGACACCACGGCATCGCCGGACACCTTGGCATCACCGGACACCACGGCATCGCCGTACACCTTGGCATTACCGTACACCTTGGCATTACCGTACACCACGGCATCACCGCACACCACGGCATCACCGTACACCTTGGCATTACCGTACACCTTGGCATTACCGCACACCACGGCATCACCGCACACCACGGCATCACCGTACACCACGGCATCGCCGTACACCTTGGCATTACCGTACACCTTGGCATTACCGCACACCACGGCATCACCGGACACCACGCCATCACCGGACACCACGGCATCGCCGTACACCTTGGCATCACCGTACACCTCGGCATCACCGGACACCACGGCATCGCCGTACACCACGGCATCGCCGTACACCTTGGCATCGCCGGACACCTTGGCATTACCGTACACCTCGGCATCGCCGTACACCTTGGCATTATCGTACACCACGGCATCACCGGACACCACGGCATCGCCGTACACCACGGCATCACCGGACACCACGGCATTATCGTACACCTTGGCATTACCGTACACCCAGGCATCACCACTCTGATCTAAGTTTGACTCTTTCTCGACATATCCACCCAAATCACCAGCACTAACGCCGATTGATGCGATTACTACTAAAGCTTTTATGCGATAGAGTTTAATTTTAGTTGTAAATCCGATCTCAATATATTCATCGGTTAATTCATATTTTTTCACTGCGTTTCTCCTATTTCTCATCTCATTCAGAACCGCACGCAAAGCCACGATGAAAAAGACTAAAAACGAGCGGCTAAGAATGCGGTTTTGAATGAAAGTTATGACAAGGCACACTAACTACGGCAAGAAGATTGGTCTAAAATAATCCGTAGATAATGACTCAGTGTGCCTTGTGATAAATTGGCGACCGCAGTAGGACTTGAACCTACAATCTCAGGTGGTGACAGCACCTTAGCTTATCCTTTTGCTATGCGGTCCTTTTGTTGCTGTTGCTTTTTGAGTTTTATCAATTTTTCTCGTAGTTGAATAAACACATTAAAAGTTTGTTTCACACTGCTGTCTAATTCGTGGTAATTCAGCTTATGTCGCCATAGCATTTCATTACGACTGATTAGTTCTAAATTAGATAACTCACAATTTTGAATATTGCCGTCTTTAAACCACAAAACAAATCCTTGAGGGATTTTGCCAAAGGCTTGCTCCCAGATAACACGTGATTTTCTTTCATAACGCTTAACTCCTGTTTTTATCAACACGGCTTTTGCCATAGGGCAAAATCGCTCGTAACCAATAGGCTTTAAATGTTCTCCTTTTTTAAATCGCCCATTTCTACCAGTCAGCCAACCTCTTTTAGCACACAGTACCCTAATTACTTGTGCGGTCTGATTACGGTTAAACTTTTGATTAAATAGTTTGGTTAATTCCGCTTGCGGTAAAGTGCAATTTTCTTTGATAAAGGCTAACTCTTCTTTGGTATATCGATTGCAATGTTGAACCGTTGAGATAATTCCTAATCGTTTTTTTAGCTTTCTAAAAACCTGCCTATTCTTTAGCAAACCAAATTGTTGATAAAAGACCTGAATGAGATCTTTAGGAGCTAAATCTTTATGTTCACGGATAAAAGCAATATGTTCATCAGTAAACCTAAAGCGTTTTTTTGTCATTTTGTGCCTTTGATATTCTTAAAAAATCGGGTGCATCTGCCTCAATAGTGCGGTCACCGAAAAGCTGCATTGCTTTAATGGCTGTATTAGAATTTTGAATGATATTCGATGCAATACCAGATACCGCATTCGCTCTAGCAATTTCCCTTTTTAATTCTTCATCTGTTAAATCTTCATCTAACAATTTTTCTAATTGACTAAAAAGATGGTTGTTTAAATCAGTAATTTTATTTTTCATCGTCTAAATCCTCATTAACTCCTGACAACCACGGCGGATTTTTTGTGTGGCCCGCACGGTATTTACGCCGATTTCGCCTTTGTGGTAATTCGGTTTGACGGCTTGAAATTGAGCCGCCGCTTTTTCAATTTGGGATTTTGACGGAATCGGCAACATTACAAGTGCGGTCTTAATTCGGTCAGGTTTTCCCGTTTTGATTTTTTTCTGGCGAGATTTGGCAAACATTCTTGCTAATCTGCCAGCCTTGCCCATTGAGCGAATTTCTGCCTTTTCGCAGTATTTTTTGCTCACTGGGTTACGTTCAATGACGATATTCATCATTCACCTCCGTTGTTGTTATTTATTCAATGCCGCACTTGTCTAACGTTCATCTCGGCTCGGTATCACGGTTGATTCTTTGCATTGCATTCCTCTCGGTTCTGCTGCCTTGGTTCTCCGTAAATACGGCATTGAATAAATAAGCCTGTTTGCCTCAGCCCCACTGGCACAGACTTGCCAACCTTTCGGCTTCCTTTTGTAAAAAGGGGAGTGGGTTCTAAATTGTTAAAGAGCATCATCACCAAGATGAAATATTGAATTAGCTAAATTTATGTAGTAGCTTTAAAAGCAACCTTGCAATGCGTGATTGTGGCTTGACTGGAACATATATTGAACAGTAAAGCTCACCATCAATAGTTGCTTGGGACATTGCTTTGACTTTTTCTTGTGCTTCTTCAAATGAGTTGGCGTAGACATCTGAACACCACTTCTTCCCTTTGAAGAAGTAAGAAATTGCATAGCGTTTCATTTCATTTTGCATAAGGAGTTACCTCTATGTATTTTGAAATTTTCAAAGGTGTTAATGGTCAGTGGTATTGGCGACTAAAAGCCGCCAATCACGAACCTATAGCTCAAAGTGAAGGTTATACGACCAAACAAAACTGCTTACATTGTATCGGGCTTGTTATGGACACTAACCGACAAACACCTGTTCGCGAAGTTTAATTATCCAAGCCCTGTTACCGCAGGGCTTTTTATTTCATCTTGATTGTTAAAGAGCATTAAACGTTGTTTCGTTTTGATGGGTGTATAATATAGCTAAAGTTTTAATATGTAAATAGCTTTAGTTTTATTTTTCGCTATTTATTTATAGCTTTTTGTTTAAATGGTTGTTTTATAAGTGAAAATAAATTTATAAAATTTGTTTGACTGATTGTTTTTTAGTCAAAGAAGAGATGAGAAAGAGTTTTTCTAAAATTTCAGGGGAAAATGAGCAGATAAAAGTCAACTGACAGCCATTACAGTTAACAAAATGACTGCATTCAAGATAATTAGTGTTGTTTGATACCATTTTCGTGGCGTCACGAAAATGGTTCTAAGGGATTTGAGGCAAAAGAAAACCGCCGTGGGGGCGGTTTGATGTTTTAAGCGGCGAGTTTTTCAAGCCAAATATCTTTTTTATCATAAGGCAGAATCTTTGCCGGAGATTGATTAAAGAGCAGAATAAGTTTATTTAATTGATCACCTACTGCTTTATCATCAATGACCACATAAGATTCATCATTTGTTTGTGCTGTTGGATTGGTCAGATCCATTATTTTACCTAGAACGCCATAAGCACTGCTCCAACTGCCTTTTGCTTTTACACTCGTTGTAAAAATCTGTTTGGTGTGTCGCTCTCCGCCGGTTAATGAAATTGGGATTGTAATTTGATGACCGCTCAATCCTGATTTTTTCACATCAAATCCGATATTTTGAGGGAATTGATGATGGCGAAAATCAGACTTTACCATCATCTCGAATTTATCTATTGGCACGTTGTACCAATCCATAGCAAGCGTATCTGTGATAATTGCCGCTTGAATGATGCGTTGCAAATTATGTGTAAGCATTTCACCGCTTGTTGTCGTGTTGATTTCCGCTCGATCGTTCAAGTTTAATCCGTAACGTTTTAACGTGCTTTTTATTTGGTCGATACGGTTAGTGGTTAGATTGATTCCTCGAGCGTTCATTTCCCACAAAGTTTGAGCATCGTCAGTGACAGTAAAACGATTTTCTCCCACTTGTTCAATGTATGCCTGAATAACGCTACCATCTTCAAGAGTGAAAGGGGTATTAATTAAAATCAAATCATCGGCAATAGAATGACATTCATAGCCTAGATTGGATAAGACTGTGCTGCATATCATAATAGCTCCATTTGTCCGTTGTTTGATAAGATTGGGTGAGGAATTTGCCCCACTGCGACAGTATTAAATTTTGCTAGAAAATAGCACATCAATTCAAAAAAATCATTTGATTTTTGATATTTTTCATCTAGTAAATAGCCCGTTTCTTGGTTTTCTTTACCGTGTAGAATGTGGTAGTGAGCACCACAAATACGGCTTTCGGCTATGGGCTTTACATGAGTTATTTTATTTACATGAACTAACTTTTCACCTTGATCAATAGCAAATAACCGTCTGTTTTTATAAAAAGCAATAAAGTTCATCGATGGCATTAAATTTTCTCTACGAGCAGGACGATAGGCAAAATAGGCCCTAAGCTGAGGTATAGGTAATCCATCACTATCGAAGAACGGAAGCTTTAACTCAAGCCAATAAGGATAAGGCTGAGTTTTTTGTTTTTTCCCCCATGTGGCTCCTTTAAAATGAATTTGTTTTTCTATCGCCATGATATGATTGATTTCTTGCTGGGGAATAATAATATCTTCAATACTTGCCATATCGTTCCTTTAAACTTTATATCATTGATATTCGCCCTTCTAGTTGCTACAAAGCTCTATTCGTTCTTTTACCTAGCCCACAAAATTCAACTTCTGGCTTTGGTGGACTATTGTTACAGCTCCAGCCTATGCTCAACCGCCACACCCAATAAAATTCAATTACTGGTTTGGTGGTTACAAATAACTCCTATGCTCAACCGCTACGCCCATTATGTTTGAGTTTATAGATCAATCATATGTAATGGCAGTGCTTTGACCAATTTTCCCATAATGTAACAACGTTCCAATTCCTCTTGAGTAAAATCTAATGGGGCGTAGTGAGGATTGTCCGATAAAATTTTTATTCCGCCATTCGGCACTTTTTGTAGGCGTTTAATGAATAATTCTCCATGTTCATCAACAAAAGCAAACTCGCTGATTAAGTCAGTAGATAATTTTGTTAATCCCTCTTCATAACCGATCAACGTTTCTACAGATAAATGTAGGTTATCAGCAAGATCTTCTCTTGATATACCTTTTCGTTCTCTGATTTCTTTGATACGCCTAGCGATGTTTTTCATATCGTCTATAAATCCTTTACATCAATTCTCCAGCGACGGATAAATTTACCCACAAACTTAGCATTTCTATAAATTTCATTATTCATTTCTTCGGGATCATATTTTTCTTTGTTATCTGATATGACTTTGAAACTTCCGCTAATCATTTTCTGAAGACGTTTGATAAATAACTCTCCGTCAATCGCAAAGGCATAGATACCTTCCCCATTGTAGTCGTTGATGTTCATATCAATCAAAACTACATCACCTTTCTGAATAGTTGGTTCCATTGAGTCCGTAGGCACATTGATCAAGCAAATTCCATTAGTGTTTTTTCGCCCAACAAGCTCCCTAAGCCCCTCTTCTGATAAATAGATTTGATTGATGATTTCTGGGTAATCGGAATTTACAAACCCTGTCATTCCTGCAGCAGCTCTAACATCTAAGTAATCAATGCGATAGCGATGCTCATCATCTAGCTCAGATTGAGCTAATGGGAGTTTTTCGGCAAGATGCCTTGTCTCATAAGTTACAGTGTTTGTAATAGGAGAATTATTGATCCTAGAATTTTCCCCTATCATTATTCCATTACCTGTTTGTAGCCAAGCAGGATTAATACCTAAGACAGAGGCTAATGCGATGATGTGTTTGGTTTCTCCGCCAGCTTCTATTTTTTGGATAGCATTTTGCGTAACTCCTATGCGCTCAGCTAATTGTGTTTGGGTTAGTCCTGCTTTTTTTCTCGCTGTTTTCAATCTTTGACCTAATGATTCCATTGTCATCTCCATTATTTTTAATAATTTTAAAACTACAGTTGTAAGGTTTCAAATAACCAAAGCAATATTTTCCTTTACAAAAAACAACTTAAGCTATAATATATTGGTTATTTTGTTTAAGGATACAAACAAAGCGATGAACGAATCTATAAAAAAAGCCATTAATGTATTAGGCACACAGCAGCTATTAGCTGAAGCTTGCGGCGTAAGCCAAAATGCAGTGAGTAAATGGCTAAATGGAGGATCTGCTATATCTCTTGAAAATGCCTTACGAATCGAGAAAGCGACTCAAGGGAAAGTTAAAGCAGAAGATATTTCACCTGATTTTTCTCATTTGTTATCACGAGATTAATTTACCAAACCTACTCAAAAAGTAACCATAAAAAAACGAGAGAATTTTATGAAAGAAGAATCACCGTTTTTGTACATACAAAAAGCACTGCATACGCAGTTATCCCGTAGTCGCGAAATCTCAAATTTCGCGCCAGCAATGGGGAAAACGACAACCCAGCTAGCGAAAGAGCTAAAGACAGATTATGACCGCAACAAACTTGGTTTTGCCGATGCTATTCATCTGATTGCTCTCACCGATTCGATCAACATTGTTGAAATGATTGCTCAGGCAGTCGATCACACACTAATGCCTAGCCCGAAAGAATGCAAAGGATCGTTAGATTTATTGCGCGAAGTCGTCGTGCTGTCTGAATCAGTGGGGAAATTATGTGGGGAAAGTGCAAATGCCTTGTCTGATAACTCAGATTTAGGGCAAGAGCTATCCGCAAAAGAGCGTGAGAAATTAACAGGATTGATAAATCAGCTACTTTCTCAGCTGGTTTGTCTGAAATGGGAATTAAAGCAATAAAAAACACGACAAATCAAAGTTGTTAATCCTTTTTGAAGAATTTTTTTAGTGCAATCGGTAGCAATACAATAGCCCAAATATGAAAGTAAATTTTAAACATAGTAAATGTACTAATTTTTTCGACTTTAAACCCTAGAGAAATTAATTCTAACTGGCTGAATGAGCCGAGTGCGGCAAATATAGCAACGCCCAAAATCGCTGAAAAGTATGCAAATCTATCCAGATCTTGCTTGAACTTACGCTGAATAGTGATGTTGAACATAACAAAAAGTGCTGGGGTTAACAAAATAATGAGCTGCTGCATATTAACGCCGAACTTACCAATATAGGAAAGTAAAAATAGGCTAGACAGCAAAATAGAATAAGCAAATAAATCCCGAACGATAGCAAATAACATAAGGAAATCCTAATGAAAAAATGGCTAGAAAAATTGAAAGTCTTTTATTTGAGTAATGATTTTATCATTGTCCACTTGATTATCGCAATGTGTCTAATCTGGTGGGTTTTAGGGCAATAAAAAACCACCATTACAGCGGTGGTAATTCATTAGAAAGGAATTATCTATGAACGGATTATCAATGATTTCGGAACAAAATGCAAGCATAAAAATGAGCAGTCGTGAGATTGCGGAGTTATGCGGAAAACAACATAACCACGTATTAAGAGATATTAGAGCTTATGTTGGAGCTATTTTACAAATAGAACGAGGTATCAATGTTAAATCTCTTGATTGGAGTGAGAAAGAGGGTGTAGAACTTTTTGGACATACCCCCATTGGCGGTGTTGTGTGCCAGTATGAAGTTAATTCTCAAAATAATCAACGCTATCCAATCTATTATTTAGACAAATCTGCAACGTTAACAGTTATTTCTGGTTATAACGTCATTCTGCGTAAGAGAATTATTGATCGCTGGCTTGAACTAGAAAATCAGCAACAAAGCACCGCACTTTTGCCTCAAAACTATTTGCAGGCATTAGAGGCGTTGGTTGAGAAAGAACGACAAAATCAAGCTCTTGCATTAGAAAACAAGGAGCTAAAACCTAAAGCAGCATTTGTTGATCATTATGTTGACGTTGGCACAAGCAAATCCCTGCGAGAAACCGCCAAAATTTTAAATATGCCGGAGAAAGCAATGATTATCCGCCTTATTGAAGATAAGGCGTTATATCGTCAATCTGGCAACCTCTTACCTTATGCAGATAAACAGCAACAAGGTTTATTTACCGTGAAAACGGGGACAACTGATCACGATCACAATTACACGCAAACGCGAGTAACGGGCAAAGGTATTGAGTGGATCGCACAACGTTATGCTTCGGAGTTAATGCTATGAGTATGTTACTAATGGTTAAAGCAATGCAGTGCAAAGTGGGTAACCCTACCCGCAAATTAGTATTATTGAAATTAGCGGACAACGCTAATGATGAGGGCATTTGTTTTCCGTCTTACCAAAACATTGCGGATCAGTGTGAAATTACCCGTCGCAGTGCGATCTCGCATATTGAGGCATTGATAGAAACAGGCTTTGTTGAGAAAAAAACACGCAAAACACCAGAGGGTAACACCTCAAATTTATATGTGTTACACCTTGATCGAGATGGTGAAAATTCTGCACTACCTAGTGAAAATGATTCACTAAGGGTAGTGAAAAATTTACACCACCCTAGTGAAAATATTTCACCAACCCCTAGTGAAAATATTTCACCCAGAACCAGTCACTCTATTAACCAGTCAATTAACCTTCCTTCTTCGTCCGAAAAAAATTCGGACGGCGGCGAGAGCAAAAAATCTCGATTTAAATTTTCCGATGATGATATGACTGCCGCACAGTGGATTTTTGGATTAGTTCAAAAACTTAACCCCGACGTCAAACCGCCGTCTTTCGACAGCTGGGCGAATGAGATCCGCCTGATGCGTGAGCGTGATAAGCGAACGCATAGGGAAATTTGCGGACTGTTTCAGTGGGCAAACCAAGACTTGTTCTGGAAAACCAATATTCTTAGCCCTGCCAAGCTGCGGGAGAAATGGGATCAGCTCACGGTGAAGAAAAATAACGCAAAACCACAGCGCAAAACAGTTTCAGAGCTGAATGCGATTGAATGGAACACTGACGAGGGTTGGAGGGGAATGCTGTGATCACTCAAGTTAATCCACACACAATGCAAAACGCAATGGCAATGCAATCTCAATTGCCTACGACGCAGCGAAAATCTCAACGCTTGCCAAGCGAGATTGAAAAACTGGTCGATCAAATTTTTTCGCAGTTATTCGCCGCTTGCCCAGCAATGCGTAGTCAATTTGACGAAGTGCAGCTACCCATCACCAAGCGCACTTGGGTTTTAGGCTTTGCGGAAAACAATATTCGCACCATTGAGCAAGTTCGTGCGGGAATGCGTAAAGTGCGGTCGAAACCTGATGATTATTTCCCAGGTGTGGGCAAGTTTATTTCTTGGTGCAAGCAAGATCGCTTTGAAGCGTTAGGTTTG